TTTGCCAGCGTTTAATGACAATGCCGCCGCAATTACAGGTGGATTATTTGTTGGTTCGCTTTATCGTCTTAACACTAATCCAGATGTTGTATGCGTTGTAGGCGATGGAACAGGTTCACCGATTAGTATGGATGGTACTGTTATTGAGGATTTGCCAGCGTTTAATGACAATGCCGCCGCAATTACAGGTGGATTATTTGTTGGTTCGCTTTATCGTCTTAACACTAATCCAGATGTTGTATGCGTTGTAGGCGATGGAACAGGTTCACCGATTAGTCTGGGTGGTGCTACTGGCGATCCTTATGGTGCTACTGCTACTGACGTAAAGATGAACGGCGTACAGGCAGTTGGCTCTATCAGCGAGATAGCAAGAATAGACCACGTTCACCCTATTGATACGTCTAGGGCATCGTATACTACAAATACGTTTACGCCCGTTCTTAACTTTGGTGGTGCTACTACTGGCATTACATACACTACACAAACAGGGCAATACACAAGTATAGGCAATATGACGTTCTGTACGATTTCAATACTGCTTTCAAACAAAGGAAGTGCAACTGGTACGGCTACAATTACCGGATTGCCCGTTGCCGCCGTTATTGCCACTTCCTTGCACATGGGCGATATTGCTAACATTGGACTACCTACAAACGGCATAGACTTTGCTTGTACTGTTGATTCACAGACGTTGCGATTAAGAGTTACTAGAAGCGCAACAACTCCGCTGGACTTGACAGATGCAGGGTTTGCAAACAACTCTAGGATAAGACTGACATTTGCTTATCATACTGCATAATTAGCGTAACATGATATAATAAACAATATAAGGCGGTGCAAAATGGCTGAAACGAAAGTAACAAGTGGTCAGTTGGCAAACGATGATATGAGTAAGGCGCAGTTGCCTGTTGAAACAACTCCTGCACCTGTTGCTCCAAGCGCAACTCCCGTAACTCAACCGGCAGAAGCACCGGAGGTTACTGCTCAAAAGATACAGAACGCTAGTGCAATAAACGAACAGCGTATACAGACTGATGCCATTCAACAGCAACAGCTTTCCACCGTAAAAGACAACTTTACAGGCGAGGTTGCTCAAACAGGCGGTGCTACTGTTCAAGCCGCACAAGCGGAAACGGTGGCAAAAGCAGCGATTTCAAGTACTCCTGGTGTTACATCTGCGTCTGCCTCTCTTGGTGTTGCACCGAAAGAGGAAACAGTTGCACCGGCACAGACAATCGGTACTGCGCCTAAACAGACTGCGCCAAAGGCAGGAGAAACAACGACTACTGCGCCGGCAAAGACAGACGAGGAAGTTAAGCAGACTGCCATTGACAAGAGCAAAACTGCCATAACCGGCAATAAAACTTCGGACGAATTGTTTGCAGACTTGCAGAATATGAAGTTCACCTACGATTCTTCTACCGATGCAGAGTATCGTCAAGAAGCAAGCAGACTAGAGAACGATGTAGCGCAAATGATGGTTGGGCGTGGTATGCTATACTCGTCTGTTGCTCAATCAGCGTTGCAGTCAAGGCTTATCGCTTCACAGATTAACTTCCGCAAACAGGCTTACGACAACTGGTTGCAGGAACGTTCCTTCATGTTCAATATCGTTCAGTATCAAGCTGGCAGAGAAGATGCAGCTTTCCAGAAGGACATGAGCATCAAACAGTACAATGCAGGGCGAGAAGATGCAGCTTTCAGCAAAAAAATGTCGCTGGCTAATTACGCTTTAGCTAAAGACCAGCAAGCGTTCAGTCAGTCTATGCAACGTCAGCAGTTGTCTTTGCAGAAGGCATCAGCTTCTTATCAGCGCAAGGCAAACGAACTAGCAACAGCATCTGCCGCTAACCGAAAGGATTTAGCAACTAGAATTTCTGTATATTCGAATGATTCAGGAGAATATACAAGAATGAAAGAAAAATGGGAAAAAAATGGTGTAGCTACTCCTGATGTTGCCGCATACTTTGGTGTCAGTTCAACTTCGTATGGTGGGCAATATGGACATACAGTTGGCGCCGTGTATAGTTCATCTGGAAATATTATTGCAAGGAAAAAAGATGAAATAGAATCATACGCCAAGCAGATTTATAACGATGCCGTAAAACAAAAAGAAGATGACATGGCTATGGGCTATATAAATCGCTGGATTGCGGAAGGCGAACAGGAAACAGTTCAAGTAAATATCTATGATCCTAATCTGAATAATCTTGGTACTAGTGCACAGCAGAAAGTATATTCTCAAGAAAGAACTTACTTTGATTCCATGTATCAAGACGTAGATAATGCCAGTCAATCTAAAATAGCCGCTAAAAAAGCGTATAACGAAGCCGTTGCAAAAGTTGACCAACTAAGCAGACTGGATAGATTGGGGCCATATTTGACACAAAGACTGATTGCAGAACTCGCAGATGCCGCTGGAATAAAGGGGTAACGTAATGGCTTACAAGTCTAAGTATTACATAGCGAAGGCATACACTCCTGCGCCTGATTACACGCAGTCTTACGATCTTATGGAAAAGATAGACACAGCATTGGGCGGAAATACAGGGCTTACATCTGGCTTTGAGGACTTTGACCTTACCACAAATATGTTGCCTAGCGAAGCAGATGCCTTTACTAAACAGAGATTAGCACGTTTGGCAAGCAACAAGACGGACTTTGAACAGGCGCAAGCAGATAAGATACCGACGTTGGGAGAAACAGTAGGTTCAACCGTGCTTGGAGCAGGAAAAGCTATTGGCGGTGCATTTGCTCAAGGAGTAGTCAATCTAGCTGGTAAAACAGCAGGTATGGTAGAACGTCAAGCAACTGCTACTGTTGTCGATCCTAATAAAGGATTCTTTCAAAATATAGGCGATCAATTTGAACAGGCTAAAACATTTACCGAAAAGACACGAGCAGTCGGAAAAACAATGAGTATGCTTATTAACGTACTCAATCCGAAGTTTGCTGGAACTGGTGGTGAAGGTGGTCTAAAAGGCTTTTCCAGAGAAGGTGGTTCAGACATAGAAGCTGGATTAAAGCCAGTAGAGCAAGCTATTCAGTCTTTTGCTAACGTAGAAGGACAATCATTGCCTGTTCAAATTCTTGCTGGCGTTACAGGTTCGTTACCCACTTCGCTTGCTACGAAAGTTCCTGTTGTTGGCTGGTTCTTAATGGGCAACCAATCATTTAGAAATAGCATTGAACAAACTAGGGCACAAATGCTTGCTAGCGGAAAAGCCATAGACGAAAACACAATGTATCTCAAGGCACTTGGCGATACGGCTATTGAAGTTGGAACTGAAATGATGTTCCCAATGTTTAAGAAAGTAGGAGGAACTAAAACTGTTGGTTCGCTTGCTAATGCTAGTCGTGGTTTGTACGATGTTGCCAAAAGTGCAATACTAAAGAAACTAGGCAAAGAAGTAGCAACTGAAACAGTCGAAACGTTGGGCAAAACCATTATCAAACAAGCCGCAGAGGAAGGCTTTGAGGAATTTGTAGGTGCTTTCCTGTCTGGATTTCTTGCTAAGCAAACTACAATGACGGATACACCTCAATGGGGTGTTGGCGAGGACGAAGGACTAATTACTGTTGTCGGTGTTCTTAAAGCAGTTGCAAGCGGTTCGTTAAGCGGTGGTTTTGCTACTTACTTTCAGAATAGAAATGCTTTCAAGAATACGAAGAAAGCACTTGAAGAAGTTAATACTCAAACAGTAGAAGAAGCATCAGAAGATGATTCTGTTAAAGATGTATTCAATGCAGTCAATATTGATATGCAAAATACAGACAATCAAGAAGCAGTTGCAGAGCATTTAATAGACGTTATCGAAGAACCCGCTCAAGAAGCATATGCACAGTCAGAAGATACAACTCCAATTGAAGAACCTGTTGCTACTACCGAAGCCACAATTCCTTCTAACGCCCCTAGCGTGACCGTAGACGAGTTGCAGAGTCAAACACAGGAAAGTACACCAGAAACACAGCGAGCGGTTGTAGAGCCTTCTAGGTCGGTTGCCATGACCGAGGAAGAATATCTATCTTCAAAGAATCTCGGCAGACAAGGAATCGGAGAACCGGCTCTTGCGAAAAACATTGGCAAAGGAATTGCTAGAGAACAACTCATTGAACGTCAACGTGTAAAAGATGAACAGTATACGCAAGCCCGAGAAGTTGCCAGACAAGAATATCAGCAATTAGTTCAAGATGGAAAGATAACTGTTCCTACTAAAATCGAACAGCGCATTAAAACTGCTCAAGGCAATCCAGAGAATCAGGCAGTACAATCCGCTCGTAGATTGCTTACTAAGCAAGGCATCTCTTGGGAACAGCCCACTATTGCACAAACTGCGCCTGTTGCAGAGCAAGTCACCGAGCAAGCACCGGCTAAACAGCCGAAAAAAGTATATACTACAGAACAGCTAAACACAGCAAAAAATAAGTTACTGAAAAGATTGCAAAATCCATTAAATGATTCTGATAAAGTTGACATACAGAATCAGATTGCAAAAATAGATAAGGTTATTGCAAAACAAGAAAAATCAAGACTTGTCGCTGAATCTCAAAAGCAAGATACAAGTGGTGTTCAAGGCGTAGTTTCTTCTGCTTTTGTTAGTGGAATTAAAACTGACACAACTAACATACCAGAATGGAAGAAAACCATATCCAAAGAAACGGAACAATCGATTGATAGGGCATCTAAGCCCAATGCGGATCAGTCGTTGCTTACTATGTTCCGGGAAAAACTTGCCAAGTTACACGAGAATGTAACACTTGGTTCTGTGCCAGTTGATGTTTCTAAGGGCGATATTAGAAAACTATTCAGAGAAGCCCGAGCGGCAAGCCAGTATGCGAAAGGACAAGCAGAAAACATTATATCCAAATCTTATAATAAAGCAGGAAAAGACAAGTATGATCTTTTACGTCATGCGATTATCTATCTTGATATATCAGAAGATTTACAAGCAGGACTATATAATTCTGATTCTTCCATGATGTTTAACATTAACTCGCCACAAGAAGCGTTGAAAACCATTGTGGAAATTAAAGCAGAACTTGCTAAACCGGAAAATGAATTAGTTCGTGAAGCATTAGATACAAGACGTAGTTTAATGGACGAAGTTCGTGATGAAGTTATTACAGAAGGTGCAAAAGCTGGAATAGACCTAAAACACATTAAGTCTAAAGCAAATTATATGTACCATGCCGTTACTGAATTTAGGGACGAGTTTAATGCGGCACTAAAAGCAAGAGGAACTAGGCGTGGTGTTGGTCGTGTGGAATACATGGCTCGTGTTGGTAGTGCGAAGGATTATATTTCAGACCCTATGATGGCTGATTATCTTGTTTTACAAAAAATGCACAAGGATCTTGCAAGATTGCGTCTATATAATGAAATTAAGACAGAAGATATTAGTAAGACAATGCCATATACGGAAGAGAAGGATTGGTCAATAAAACCAGGATATTCCGAACTTGATCCTAGTATGTTAGGAATTGTTGAGTTTGATAAATTTAGCAAGCAACAGGCTAAGTCAGTTGTGATGGCTAATCTAGAATCAAGAGGTATTGATCCTCATTCTGATGTTGGTAAACGTACTTTAGCGAAAATTATGACCAAGTACAACAACCATGTAATGATCGTTCCTACACAAATTGTAGATGCAGTTGTAAATGAGTTCGCCAATAAAGAAACAAATTCTGGTAAAATGTTCAAGAATCTTATGAACGTATGGAAATACATGAAAATTAAGATGCCTAATGCTGTATGGAAGTACAACACTAGAAACTTATTTGGTGACCTTGATCCAGTTGTGTCTGCTAAACCAAATGCCTTGTTTAGAATACCTAGAGCGTTGAAAGAACTATATGGATTCTTTTATAAGGGCGGAGTGCTTACTAATGATCTGCAAGATTATATTAAGCGTGGTGGTGTTACCACAGGACAGACACCACAAGAATTAAAGACATTCAACACATCAAAACTTATCAAAGTTTACGATCAATCGACAAAGACTTCTGATGTTGCTAAAAAAGCAATCAGAAAGATATGGAGTGCGCTTACGTTGGAAACGGCTACTCAATACCGTGAACAGGTCATGCGGTATGCTACATATCTTGCGTATAAATCGGAATTGTCTAAGAATGATACAGGACTACCCAAGTATTACGCTGCATCAATACCAGCTGAAATACAAGGGCTTAAAGACATAAAAGATCGTGCGTACAAGTTGTCAAATGATCTAGTTGGTGCTTATGATGATGTCTCTATAGCTGGACAATGGGCGTCTGATCATCTTATGCCTTTCTTTAGATTCAAGGAAATCAATGTAAAGCGTAATTATCGTATGATTAAAAACGCATTTTATACTGATGGAGTTACGATTAAAAATACAGAACAGCAAGCAAGAAATAAACTGGGCAATATTGCTAGGGCAAGTACATTTACAGTGTTTAGATTAACAAAACTATTATTGGGAACCGCCGCATTTTACGGCGCACTTGCCTTAGGTAATGGACTACTTGCTGGTGATGATGAAGAAGAATTACCAGAAGATGTTAAGAATAGTCCACATATAACAATACCAAGATGGGTTACTGGTAGTAACAAGGTCTACTACATTGACAGGCTTGGTTCTTTTGCTGAATTTATGAATATGTTTGGAATTGATTATTCTATGGGATCTGATTTGAACGATATCTCAACAGGGCGTATGCAACTGTCAGATAAAATCAAAGAAATGGTGTCCGCACCTATTGGTGATGCTTTTAATAGTTCATGGCCTATCGCAAAAATTGCATTTGAATTAGTAACTGGAAAAACATATTTTCCAGATCCTAAGAATCCTGCAACCATTCGTGATACTTGGGAATATATCTTTGGACAAGTAGGGTTTAAGGATGAGTACAAAGCTATTGCTGGCAAACCGATAGATCAAGGAAACTATTTAATGCAGAAAAGGGATATTCTGTTTAACAGTGTTATGCCGGGCGATGCTGCATTTTACGATGTGTATGACATGGTTGACGAATACTACAAAAGCATTGGCGAATCAAACACCTTTATGAATTACATGGACAAGAACACTGACAAGTACAAAAAGTCACAAGCAGTTTATTATTACAAGTCTGCATTAAAACTTGGCGACACTCAAGCCGCTGCAAAGTATCTCGCTGAATACGTTCTTTACGGAGGTACGCAGAAAACACTGAAAGATTCTATGGCATATCTTGATCCGACAAACGCATTAAGTGCTAAGAAAAAAGCTGCTTTCTTGGAATGGATTACGCCAGAAGAAAAAACCACATACGATGAAGCTATGAAATATTATAAGGAGTTATCAGAGTTAAGTTCAGGTATTGCATTTCCTACTAAAGCGAAATAGATTTGCGTTGTATGGTATGATTATAAGTGACAGCATAAACAGGGGGACGCATTATGTTTGAACTACCATCGTGGGCATTAGCGCTGATTTTATCAGCATTGGGATTGGTATTGGCACTATTGGGTTATCTTTATACAAAGCAACGTGACATAGTTTCTAAAGCAAGAGAAGATGGCGCATTAATGGCTGAAATGAAGTATATAGGACGTACTATAGACGGCATGAATAGTACTATGTGCAGTAAATTCGGTGAAACTGACGGGCGTATAAAATCTCTTGAGATTGAATCAACTAAGCGTGTAGAGCGTCTTATTCCATTGGAAATGCAGACACACGCTTACGGAAAGAAATTGGATAATCACGAAGAACGTATTACCCATTTGGAAAGCAAGGACGGACAATAAAAAGAAAGGAAAGTAATTATGCCGTGTAAGAAGAAAGGCAAGAAAAAGGGTAAGTAGTATGCCGTATAAATCCGATTCTCAAAGACGCTTTTTCCACTCTGCCGGTGCTAATAAGGCTGGCATAACCGCTAAAGAAGTCAAAGATTTTGACAAGAAAAGCAAGGGCAAGAAACTTCCCGAGAAGGCAAAGAAAAAGAAAGCTGGTAAAAAGTAATGGCGATGAAGAAAAAGGCGATGGCATTAAGTGCAAATAAGAAGGCGTTAGTTGGTGCTAGTTCTGGTACAATTCCACAGGACGCATTATACAAGAAATTCCAGTCGAATAAAAACGCTTTAGCAGGTGCTAGTGGAGTTAAACGTGATACGTCCCAGTTGAAGAAAAAAGTTCAAGGGTTAAGCAAAACTCCAGTCACTAGTGGTGGAATGGGTTACTCGCCCGCTCCTAATCCTACAATTAAAAGCGACTTGAAGTTGCCTGCGTCTAATGCTAAAGCGGTAGTTCCTGTTCGAAAATCTATTATAGAAAACATGAAGTCACTTAAAAGGACTACTAAGCAAGCTAAGAGATTGAAATAATATACCAGAAGTGGTATAGTAGTGTCATATTAAATTCTATGGAGGTACTTTCATGGGTACACAGCCACGGTGGAAATCACCAGTAGCTATCAGCGCACTTGCGGCCTTGCTGTTCTTTGTTGTCAAGACTTGGATTGGCTTTGAAATTCCTGGTTGGGATCAGTTCATTACTTTGCTGATTGCCGCTGGACTTGCTTTCGGAATCTTTAATAACCCTACTGACAAAACAGGGTTTTAAGCATGGTGATTGTTTTTGGTGCAGGACACGTTCTAGGAACTAAGTCCTACATGGGATACACCGAAGATACCGCCATGCTTGATCTTGCACAGCGCAAGGCAGAGTACGCAAAGTTGTACGGACAAGAAACAAGTGTCATGTACGTTACTGAAATTGCATCGTATCAAGGCATAGAAGATTTTATCCGTAACGCTAAAGCAGAACTGTGTAGTCTGGAACATTCCAACGCAGACGATTCGATCAACGAAGAACCTAACGAGCCTAACAGGGTAGTTGTGTATCGTACTGTATTGAACGAAGGCGATGGTTGTTGCAAGGATATTGGCATTGCTTGTGCTGAAATACTGCAAACTATTCTAGCACCTATACAGCATCGTACCAACTCAAAGGGCGAGGATTACTTTGGTGCTATTAAAAGGGCGATGAACGGCGGTTGCTATGACGCTTGGCTTATAGAACATGGCTTTCATACAAACTCTGCTTGTCGTGCCAAGTTGTCTGATCCTGAAATTAGACAACTTCTTGCTGAAAAAGAAGTCGATGCTATGGCTAAGTATTATGGTTGGACTAAAGCAGAACCGGAGGACGATGTAATGTTATACAAAGGTTGCCCAAGCGGTGAGCCTGTCATGGATTGGCAGAACTCGTTGCTTGAAGCAGGATTCAAGATGATTAACAACGGTAAGGAGTACCCTGCTGATGGTTCATTCGGAACTGCTACTGTTAATGGTACAAACGATTTCAAGGCATCTGTAGGACTTCCTAAAGACGGAAAAGTAGATTCTCTTACTTACGGATTGATGCTTAGAAACCATCGCACTAGGATTGACACGTCAGAGAAGTCACTAGCAGAAGAACAGGCAAAAGTTGCTTCTCTAATTGTTGCTAACGATGCTTTGGAAAAGAAAATAGACGAAGCACTAGCGATACTCTCTTAGCATTTACTGCTACACAGAGCAAAAGAGCGGATATTCTCCGCTCTTTTTATTATCGTAAATTCCGGTTGTTATTTATTGGAATTTCCGTAAAGCTTTTCCATAGTCATAGAATCGTTATTCCCGTTAATGATAAATGGCTTTCGTGTTTCGTTGATCTGATTAATTAGAATATTAGTCAGTCTTTCATATCGATCAATGATGTCAAGAGTGTTGTCATGTGGCGGTATTGATGGTTCATCGTATTCGTTACTTAATATTAATCTAACTTTTCGTTCTACTCCGCCAATCATAACACTTGAATATAATGGTTGATATTTGTTGATGAGACCTGAAAACATCTCCATGATTCTTTCTATTTGTTTTTCCTTATTCATTTTAGTTCCTCCCTGAATACTTTCGCTGCTTGCGTGAGTACATACGTTGTGCTTACTCTGTCGCACGACTTTCCTAGTTCGTAAGGGCAGTTCTCGCAACCGATTCCGTCAAGACTATGGCAAATCTTCTCTTGATTATCCCACTCCACAATCAGTTTCATAGCCTTGAGAAGTCTGTCAGTCATGATCTGTCCCACTTTCCTTGTAGAATATCAATAATTGAGTTAATATCTTCCTTCTCATAAATCATGAATAGTTGTTTATCTTCATAGAATCCATCATTATGAACTGCTATTTCCAGTGGAACGGACATAGCGTTATTTTTTTCCATGTCTAGTAACACTTGCGGATATGAACCAACACTGTCAAAAGAAGCATACCACCAATCGTTATTCCAATCAAACTTGTCTAATCCATCGTCTGTGTATTTTACGCATATGTCACTTAATATACATCGTTCATATTTAGCGTATACAGTTCCAGCAGGAAGTTTTAGAAACTCCTTTAATTCTACCATTTTCATCGCTTAATCTCCCTTATGATTACCTCTGTTCGGTAGTTTTCTGTTGCTGGCACTATCCTGCTACCGTCCATGCTTACAACGTTATGTGCTGATACATCTGATAATACACCTAATTCGTATAAACAGTCAATAGTTCCTGCGCATAAATCTGCTAAAGCTATCGGATTCTTTTTTGGCTTTATGTAAAATGTGCATTTAACGGAAATGAAATTATTTACAGGAAGTTTAACGGCCTTCTGTACCCACAGCGAATTAAGTCTGTTTCGTGCATAAGATATCCACTTTGAATATACATCGCTTCTGCTTATCAAGTACCGTCCTGTTTCCGTTACCTTGATTTTACGTCCGTCCTCTTTGCATTTTGGATCGCCAGGAATTACCATACTTGCAATTACTTTACCTTCTCCTTCCTTAGGCTTGAACTGTTCATCGAAATACTTAGTCATCGCATCGGCTATGAACCTCGCCCAAGGGTAAGGAATATCCGTTGTGATACGCCTTCCCTTGCACGTTGTTACTGCATTGATACGCCTTGTTTTTGGCGGTATGTTTCCGTCCGTAACTACTAGCGTTTCTGCCTTAACCGGAAATAGCTGGCTGTTTATGTCGATGTTGCTTTCGTAAGACATTGTTACTCCTGATACAATATGCGCTTGCCGTTGTTCTGTGCATAGTCCATTTCAAGCTGTGAGCCTCTGCTGTCTGACCAGCCTGTAAGGAAGTACACGGCATCGCAACAGTCTATGATTGCATAGCATATGTGCATATACTCGTCATGCTCAAAGCCTAGGGGAAGTATTGCAGGGCTAACCGCAATATGCCCTTGCTTTATAATATCCTGTTCCGCTTCGTAAAAAGCAAGTCTGTTGTAATTGTGCTTTCCTGATATTGCACCGCTGATAAATACTTTCATGCTTGTATCTCCTTGATGTAGTTTATGAACCATTTGATGTATCGCAATAACTCTGGCCTTTCCTTACTTTGAAAGAAGAAGTCTATTTCTTTGTCTGTGATTTCAGTTATCTCTGCTGTTTGAAATTTGCCTTCGTGTTCTACCCTTATGTATATTCCTGTTTTCATGCTTTATTCTCCATTTCCCTGTTCCAACCTATTCTTAGTTGCGTTTGCGTTTTGTATTTCTTACTTGCACATCCGCATTTCAAACAGACGTAGTAGTAATTCATAAAACCACCATTGTATACAGTACACAATTCCCTTCTCATACCACCACATTTACACGGCAATAACTTTTCACGCTTGGGTTTTTCTTCAATTGTTTTCAGTGGACATTCTTCTGGTTTCTATATCGGACAAATATCGTCAAGCCAATGTCCTGTTAATCTGCAACTCCACGGCGTGTCTGTTTCCGAATTGGGATAACCAGCAAACGGACAATCTTCGCAGAACATAATAGGTTTATCCCATTTAAATTGATAAATCATGCTTCACCCCATCGCTTTCCTGTAAGCAGTCTGTATCTCAACTTATCTAGCCAATTCATCTTCTCGTCATGGTGCATGGCATGGAACATCTTAATGTATATCGGATACGGAAACTCACGAAGAAATAGAATTAGATATTCCTTAATCACTGTTCTCACTCTCCTCAAGAAATTGCTTGTACTTCCTTGCCTTTGCGTAATCCTGGTCAGAGTTGCCCTTGTACGGCGCACGTTCCCTGTACTTAAGTATGTTGCCCTTGCAGTAGCCTTGAAATTCCTCTTTTGTTAGCATCGTTCGGATTATGTCAATCGTTTCAATACCGCCTTGCATATAATGCGAAGGGCTGTTGATTGCGTCCGTTTCCGTAGCGCATGGAATAACCGGCGTTTCGGTGTCGATTGGTTTGGGTTGCCAGTTACTGTGTGCTTGTTTATCGCTTCCGCATTCTCTGCATTCTTCTGAATCTATTTGAAGTTTTTCAAACTTGCACGTATCGCACGATTTGTATATGCTCATGTGTCCTCCTTCGGCTGCTTTAGCCAAGTCATGATCGTGTCGATGCAATCTACGAAATAGTAATCCTTGCAGAACTGTCTGATGCCAAGCACCGCACACAATCCGCACCACTTTCATCATAAAAATGCTGACCACAAGCAAGCACTCTGGCATAGCCTGTATCATCAGGATCGTCAATTACAGTGTCAGTATCTCCGCCAACGTCTTTTTTCAGTAAATGCGCCGATAAGTCAATGTATCTTTCATCCCAAGTCCGATTGACGCATAATGCCCTTGCCTTGTTACGACTTTCTGTAAATACAAAAAAGCTGTGTTCATCCAGATAATCGACACGGTATAGGTTAATCGTCAACATCTTCTTGCTCCTGCTTGTCTAGCCAATACTCAAGTTTTAGATAAACCTCAAAGATGTAGGCGTTCTGTTTAGCGATATCGCCCTGCCGTTTCAACTGGATCGCATTTTGCACCAGCCGAATAATTTGCGTCAGGATAAGTGCGGTGGTAATGATTGTGAGATATGTTGTCATAATTCCTCCTGCACCCCATAGGGTACGATTTCATCTGTTTTGTGTTGGTTTATACAATGTCGGAAGCGTCTGGACTGTTTAGCAGTTCTATCATCGCTTTGATTGCATCTTCGTGATAATGAAAACGTCCTGCATCGTTGACATATGTAATGACCGAAATATCATCGGGATAATCTTGTCGTTCCTCACAGACTGTTCGTAAATCAGCTAATGACTCAACCGTCATCTCCGCCATGATCCGCTCGTAGCGTGTTTGCGGCTGTTTCTTTTTGTGAGAGCGTATGTATAACGGGCAGTCATCGCCATACTTTGCATACAATCTACACTGTTTGTCTTCGCCATTCCAAAAGCCTTCAAGATTTGAATTGTTTCTGCACGTTTCGCACTCGCTCATTTCTTCACCCTATCCCTTCTGCTAAAATCCCAACCTTGCTTTCGCCATCTGCTAATCATCTTGTACGCTACTTCTTCGCAACTGAATCCGTATGTGTCTGTAATCTTTGTTATGCTCATTCTGGCGTTCCAGTCGTGCATAATCATCGGTATGTTGTGCTTTGTCTGATGACCTGGAGGTTGAATTATGATGTTGTTCTCTCGCAAAACCTTGTTTATTGTTCCCCTGCTAAATCCTGTTAGTGTTGATACTTTCTTCTGCGACTTGAGTATCTTGTACTGATCTATTATAAGTTGGTGTTGTATTAGGTTAAGCACGTTATCCCTCCTAGCGTGACTTGTAGCGCATTGTGGCTTTGGTAGTATACTTTACTGTTATTGCGGTTGAAATGCGTTGTAGGGCGTCCTAGGGGCTTGTAGGGGCATTGTACTCGTCTGTCCACGTAACAGCTACGGAAAATGCTGCCATGATATCAGCTTTGAACTCCTTGCAATACTCTGCGCCGAACCGCTCTATCAACGCCTTCCTGATTGCGCTGTCGTTTGCTTCTTTTCCGCTTGCTTTGCCGAGTATGTGCTTCTTTACTTGTCGGCGTAAAACGAGGTCTAGTTCTACTCCGCTATCGTCATATACTATCTGCTGAATCCTGCCGATTTGCAAACACGTATCGAACACTTCTTGCCCTACTGGTCTGCCGTAAGATGCTACCATTTCACAGCAAATTACATCGTAGTATTCTTCCCGAACTATTCTTCGCATTTCCGCATTGTCTACCTTGCCGAAAGATACGACTTTCCAGTTCGATGTTTCCAATGCGATGTATCCTGATTGCGAAGTTCCTGGATCAATGGCTAGTAAAATCATGCTTTTTCCTCCCGAATCTCTGCAAGCCGATGTTCTATCTCGATTTTTTCATCCCAAAGACAATCACGAATTGCTGTGTACTTCGCACTTGCCGCCGATGCCTCCCTGTTTGACCTCTCAATTTTCCCCATAATGTTGGCAAGTCTGTCAGCTAGATACGATTCTTCAAGTCTTTTCATTTCTTTGTTATTCTCCTTCATTTGGCAATTCCGGCCTTGTCATAACATGTGTTATTCCACCTACTATATTCGCATCAACATCATACCAACTACCATCTTTGATCGTACCTTGTCTGATATAGTTATCTTTTCCATATCCATCATCAAACTCGGTAAGAAATAGAACTTGAGCGTTTTTGCTGAAATCCCATTCTCTGACTGGAATCCAACGGTTATTTATTGATTTGCGTAAGGCAGATACCGAAAGATCAATGACTTCATCTGCCGCACCAGACAAGTAAGGACTATTTTGCTCTTGAATCTTTAGCAGTTCTTCAATGGCTGTTTGCTCTTTCATTCTCATAACTCTCCTTCCCAACCGTATCTCTCAATTACTGTTCCGCTTATTGGTATAAACCGTTTGCTTGCTATATCAAAGTTGAATCCTAGCTTTGCCAATGCACCGTAGTTCCTGTTTTTGCTGATTGTAACTAGGCTGTCAAAATCCTCCCTCTTTCGCTCGTCTGGTGTAAGCCTGTGAATTGTGAACACGTTGCTTGCCCTGTTGGTAATGTCCGATAGTCCAGCTACATTGTCGTTGTCATCACCTGTATCTCCCTTCTTTGGATGAGCTAACAGTATTACGTGTGCGTGTTCCTGATGTGCAAAGTCTACTAATTCCCCTGCAAAGTTCGATTGTTGCCTGAAATAATCACGTTCTCCGTCTTTAGTATATTTCGCCGTCATCAGATTGTCAACAAAAAATACGTTACAACCGTAATATTTTTTTGCTGTTAAGAACCGTTCAAGTATGCTGTTCCTTTCGCTGGCTCTCTTAATCGAGTTATCGTACAAAATAAGCCTGTCCTTAAGCCAACTCTTGATGCGCTGTTCGATGAAAGCATCTACCGTGTACCTGTCTGCACCAAACGGATCTATGTACTTGTTCATGTACGCACTACCAGCAGCTTGAGATACCGTCCAACTTTGAAACATTCCTGCGTTCAGTTCCCCTGAATAAAAGCAAACCCTTCCTCCTGCATTGATTACGTTGAGTGCGAACTGTCCTGCGATTGTCGACTTGCCCTCGCCGCGCTTGCCTGATATGATAGTCAGTTCCGTTTCGTACAATCCGCTTAATTTCTGGTCTATCAAACTAAATCCGCTTGCTATGCTTGCACCACGCTTTGGCGGTATGTACGTTCCTACGTTGATTAATCCTTCTGGCGCACCAGGCTGTTGCAGTTCGGCTATCCTGTCCATCAAGAACAAATCGTCTTTAAGTATTTCCTTTAGGTTCTGCGTATCTCCTGCCTTGTTGCAGGAAGTGCATCGCCATTGTCCTGTCAGTCCTTGAAAGTGAAAGCTGTATTCCTCGTTGCACAACGGACATTCCTTGAGTATATACCTGTCCTCAATCCAGCCGCCTGTGCCGAACAGTGAATATTGGCTTTCGGTTTCTTGCTTATTCGATTGGAATGTCATCCAGCAAACTCCCCTTCTTGGCAAATGCGTTTAAGGGCATCTGCTCGTTCTTCTTTTCCCAAACTAGTATAGTTGCGTAATGTGACTTGTAGTGATCGCCCTTGCTTGCTATGTACTGATCCAGCTTGGTAATTCTATCTTCTGCACCTCTCTTTCCAAACCGTTCAACTAGCTTGTCATATTCATCTTGTGTTAATTTTACTTTGGAAAATTCACCGTGTATATTCTTTTCTTCTCTTATACTTTCCTTTGGTTTTATTTCCTTTACTTTACTTTGTGAGTTATTGTTGTCTATTTTTGAGTTATTGCATACATTAACCGTTTTCCCAATAGTTTTGATAAGGCAGTTCTTGTTTGATTCTGGAATATCTATTATCCAATAATCCAGTTCAATTGTAATTTCACTCCTCCTTTTTGTTGCTTCAATAAATCTTTTTTGTATTCCTGTTGATGTTAATATCTTATTGCCATTGTACTGTGATTCGTTAAATATTCCCCACTTGACACATTCGGATACAACATCAGTAATTAGGTTTATGTCTGCATTTACTCTGTTCTTGTATAGCAATAACTCTCTTTCCGTTAGTTTAGTGTAGTAACCGTTATCATAAATAATTTGCAGAAGTTTAACCCAAATTCCAAATCCAACAAGACCAAACTTAGCTTCAATTAATTTAACTTTGTCATCGCAATTAACGTCTAGTGAAAAATAATCAAGTCCCTGCTTGAATGGTCTTGTCATTTGGTGTTCTCCTTTCTATGCACCCATCTTTTTAATGCGCTCAAGTTCCTCGTCCGTAATTAACCATCTCTTACCAACTTTTACTGCGTTGATCCTCTTGGCTTTAATCAGCAACAAAACACCTCGATAGCTAAGTTTCAAATATTCAGCAACCTGTTCAATAGTATTCACAACAATCACCTCCTTACTCTATTATAACATACGTGTCAAGTGGTGTAACTAATCAAATATCCCACGGCAAATCCGTACTTGTATCTCTCGGCTTCTTCTTCGGTTCTTCTGCTTTTGGCTGCTCGTTGTTCCAATGTCCGATCTCTGCATCTGCCGTGAATCCCAAGTAAACCTTTTCGTTGTACTCCCTTGCTGTGAAGTCACGGATATTAGTCAATACAACTACGTCATCGTCTTTAATGTCTAAATCTTCCCAAACAGTGACTTCGTAGTATTGATACTTATGTTTTACACCGTTGTCAACCTTGTCTGATATGGAAAAGCTAGTAATGTTCTTGTCTTTTGCTACTCTGTGCTTGACCTTCCTTGCAGTAAATTTGAATCCGTTTCTAATCATTTTCTTCCTCCAATACATACTCGCTGTGTTCTATCAGCTTCTTGATTCCTTCTGCCTGAATGTGATTCTCTCCGAACCAGGTCTTTATGGTTAGTACATCACCTCTCCTATACTCGCCAAATGCCCTAATAGGCTTAACAATACGTATCTGTTTGCCTTCCAGCACTACCATTGACAACCTCGCTTGCTTCTGATATTGTATAGATGTGGCTTTCGCATGGCTGGTTTCATTCACCTCCTCCCTTCCGCATTAAGGCACTCGGTTCTCCTACGAGTGCCTTTTGCGTTGTCTGGATTAGTTACTTCATTTCAATCTGACCGTCAAATGGATTGTCCTTCAATTCGCTCATGAAGCTGTTGTCCAGCAAAGCAACCGCACGTTCTGCAACTCTGGCAATAGCATCGTCATCGTGTAGCGTAAGGTTCTGCCATGCAGACAGTTTAATCTGACCGATAACCTTTGTCTTTTTTTCGCCAGTAGGTAGCGTCAAAGTGAAGTTACTGGAGAGAAAATCAGCATCTGACAGGTCTAATAGGTCCAGCATCGGATTAGACGGCTCTGGCGTGACCGTGGTGACGTTTGATGCAATATGTACTGGTGTTATGTCTGCCACTACCTCGGATACGTCCACAGGGCTTGCAGGAAGGTTCTTCTCGTCAATGCCCATTTCCTCCGGCTCATACATTCCGGCTAAATCCTCTGGAAACGCTTCACGTAACGCTTGGCACAATGCAACCTTCCGAATCATGGTCGATGGCTTATTTTTCCAGTTGCTTTTAGGCTTGCCATCTTCACCCTTCAAGCAGTATTCGTCAAAAGATACTTCGTGCATGATTGATTGACTGCCAGCAGCGGTTACTTTAACTACCTTGCACCAACCACCGACAAGTTCTTCTCTAGGCAACAGCATAGAACCGGCTCGTCTGTCAATCTTCGCTTCACGATTGATTACCGTGATTCCTGCTTCGTGTCCACCGTAGGTTGTGTTGGATAATGCTTTCTTGAGTATTGCGTCTTTGCCAACTACCATTGTGGCCGGTTGACTGCCGTACTTGATTAGATACGCTTCACGCAAAAACGGATTAAGCCCTCTGTATTTGCACAGTTCCTGAAACAGAACTATCTCCTGATCCGTCAGATTGTTTGCGCTACCAGCTACCAGATATTTCTTCACAGTATCCGCTGTAAGCATTACCTCTTGTCCACCGCTTGTGTATTTTACAATTTCGTTGCTCATTTTAGTTCTCCTTTAATTATTGATTTTGGTGCTTCATCATTTTCTATTGTTGCCTTAAAATACAAATTTCCAGCCACATGATAAACAACAATTCCCTCTGGACGCATAAACCCTTCGACAGCTATGCTCCCATATGTTTTTAGAAATTGCAAACACTCATTTATTTTTTGAGTAGAGAATAATCCTTGATATAATATTGGAACAACACCACAACAACCTGGTCTAATTGAATCGTCCGTCCAAATAGATGTATTAAATAGCGCAAATCTTTTTTCTTTCAAACCATAAGAACGCTGTATTTTTCGTCCATACCATTCACCAAAATGATGACCCTTTCCAAGTTTCATTAGTTCTTCTTTGTGTTCATGCGCCCATGTAGAAAATCCCATGTTATCATCTGTTGGTGTAATCCATCTTGTTCTACTACCAGTAAAAAAATCTCCTTTATCTGTAATGTAAATTTGTGCGTTTGTACCATCAATCTTTTCCGTAACAACACACTCACGATTTAATCTTGGTATTTTACCAAATGGCGTAAACTCAAAATTCATTCTTCTACCTCACTCCGTCAATTTGAAATCAATCTTGTCCATCGTTTCTGTTACCGACACACCATCGACTACTACACCGTCCTCGCCCATAATTGCGCTACCTCCTGCAAACGCAAGTTTTTCTTTGAGTTCTGCCCACTTGACACCTTCAACTTCCCTTGTCTTGATAAATTCGTTGTATCCGTTGTCTTTAAGCCATGCAACCAGGTCTGATTCCGTGTAGTCGATCTTAGTCTTGCCGTAGGTCAATGTTATTGTTCCTGATGGCAACTTGTAAACCAGCTTTGTCTTGAGTTCTTTCTTGTTCTCCCTTCCTGAAAAAAAGTCTTTCAGCCTGTAATAATAATAATCCGTGTCACGCTTCATGCGATCCGTGTAAGCGTCAATTTTGGTTTGATAGCGGTCTATCTGTTCTTGGCATACCGCAATCAACCGCTTATAGTCTGCTTCTATGTCCCTAATGTGATTGATAGCCCTTTCAGCCATCAAATCGTCTTTGATTACTTCTGCCTGTTCGTCCTCAAATTCTTCTTCCATGCGCTCGAAATCGTCAAGCATCGTCTACCTCCGTTCTAGGCGTAGCAACACACAAGTATGCATCAGACCAATCGAAAAGCTGTCCGCAGTTCTGGCAATAGTCGTATGCGCTGTAGCCCATGTACTTGTTGCAGGCTGGGCAATATCCGATAACATTTTGCATAGGCGTTCCGTCTTTGTTCGTTCCCCTGAAAAGTTGATACGGTTTCTTGGCAATATCCCTGTCAGTCACTTTCCATTCTCCTTCCACTTCCCTTAGATAGTTGCTTTCGTGAATCTGCAATACTCTCGCATCATCGTTTCTGTATTCCATTGTGCTCCCTCCTAGTACATTAGATACTATCACTAGTCATCTGCTATTTCAAGCCTTTTTACTCGGATTTTACCTCCCGTTTTCAGTTTGTTGTCAATGATAACTGATCCTGCTGGGATTAGGTAGATGTCACCCACTGCGATGACACCTACCAACCGTCCATCTTGGATTGCTCTGTAGATGGGCTGTGCGTTTCTGAATCCGCATCGCTGTCTGAATTGGTCTACTGTGAAGTACGATCCACCAGGAATGCGAATCATTTGTAATCACTCCACAACTTTTTCTGAATCCATAAAATAAAATGCGCCAGAGAAAATCCAGTTACAATGCTTAAAAACAACATTTCCTTTTTCAGATAAAACATCAAGGTTAAAATTCCAACAACGACTAACCACATTAGAGTTGCCTGTACCCAATCGCCAACCTTGATTGACGGTTCAGCTGCTTTCTCAACCGGCTTTTCAACCTTCTCAAGCAGATCGACATACACATGAGTATCGCCAATCTTTATGCAGAAATCAGGCCGGCAGATGGCATCAATGGTCAGTTCCTTTCCGTTCAGTTTGCCAACCGATTGTTTACGATAGTATTCCAATAATTTGAATGTACGTTCCTTGTAAAACTCTTTTTTCAGTCTGACTTTATCGCCTACGTTAAATTCCATTTCAAATCTCCTTCATTAATTTGTATAATGCGTTTTTCTTCTGTTCTGTAGTCATTAGTTGATTATTAATTGCGTTTTCTGTTAATGACCTTACCAAGATATCAATGGCGGTTTCGGATAAATTAGGATACTTGCGCTTGAATCGCTCGATCAATTCCAGTTCTATTTCCTCAATCTCCTTTCGTAAATCATATTTCATGCCTGCTTACCTCCTTTCTTGTAAATGAATTTACATTTATACTAATACAGCATCAGCCGATTGTCAACACTTTTATAACCAATTTTGCGACTATTTGTAAATAGATGTTTTTGATGGTATAATTTAGTCGAAAGCTGGTGAATTAATGTCTAAGAAATACAGCAAGGATAAGTCGGAAATGCCTATAGCAGTAGATAAATCAGTCTATGACGTAGCAATTGACTATGCACTAATAGATTATATAGCATCAAAGCATATGCTTACCAGGTGGCACGAGGAAAATGACGGATTAAAAAAATCACATAGCATTTCGCTACTTTCAGAAGGCTGGACTAATGCGGAAATAGCTAAGGGGCTTGGAATAACTCGTTCAACTATGGAAATTTGGTCTGAATCTGACGAGTTATACAAGAAATGCCTGGAATTTGTGCATCAGATCAAAGTTAAAGACACAGAGCAAATGGCTTGGAAAATTGCTCTTGATAATCCTAATGCAACTAATGAAAGAGCGATGGTGATTAAGGCTGAAATTCCTAAATACAGAGAAAATGCTATCGCTCCTGGTGCAAATGTAACTATGTTAAGAATTAGCCTGAATGGGAATGACCTTGACGTTTCTGCCAATTTCAAACCCATTCAAACAGCTTTACCAGATGCAGACGATGATTAAAGGTTAATCCCATTTTGTTTTGCAGTATTCACATTTATTGCTAGTTAATGGCGCGCCACAGTTATTACAATTTGATCTTTTAATTTTAGGTTTTTTATCCCATGTTCCCCATTCGAATAAAGGATTAAATGTACTTGTAACTAGGGATTTAGAATCATACAGCCATTTAAGTCCTTCTGGATCGTCATAAGAGTATTCCCAAGAAACAACAGTATCCTTCAAATTAAGAAATTCCCAATCGCAAATTCTAACACGATAACCAATAGAAACAAGATAATCAATTCTTGACTGATCTAAAACGCCAAATAACCATACATTAGGCTTTTTTCTCCATTTTCTGATTTTAATTCTAAAGTTTATCCACAACATTTTATTATTCCTCGCATTAAATCAACGATTAAAGATAGCTGTCAAAACACGGCTGAATACTGTATATTTCAATAAAACTCCTTCCAACTCCGAACTGATCCGATAATATGGCTCTGATTTCATTGTATCTATCAGTATCCAAAGTGATTTCTCCTTCAAATGATGTACTATGGCATTGTACTATGTATTTGATGATCCACATATTAAACCCTCCTGATATTGACTGTTTTAAGCCTGAATGTCGGCCGGCTGTGCCTGATTATCCTGATCCAAATGCTGCCGATTGTAAAAGCTTTTCGACTGTTTTTCATTTCATTTACCTCCCATTAATGCGACTGCAATCAATACGATAATTACCAGCGCCAGCGTAGAAACGATGCCAAGAATGTAACAGAGCAGCATTGATTTCATATTAATAACTCCTTACATCAATAACCCTATTCAGAGCATTAGACCATGCAATCATAGAAACAGGATTTTCATTGTCTGAATTGACCATGCCCATATTATCGGTATATTCGACTTCATAACCATCACGAATAAGTAGTTCGACCATGTATTCTGCGTCCTCGTTTTTGGCGTCATAACCTAACATTTCAGCATTAATTTTATACATTTTATTTATCTCCTCTCGATTGATGCTTGATAGTATAGATCCGGAGTACAGCTATGAATATCTTGCAAGCGGTTGATAATCCATGTTTTCATTTCTTGACCTCCTGAATCTGCGTAAATCCGCATCCTGGGCATTTGCATTCAGGCTTTACAATAGTCTGGCAATAAGGGCAGAATTGAGCAGGTCTGTACATTGTGTTACCTCCTTTTTATTTTGCCCAACTAGGCGGCACGTTTCTTGCTTTATGGGTACAGTGTACGCAAGGATTAAAAACACAGTTTTCGTTGTTTCTGACCTTCTCGTGATCTGAGCAACGGCCGCATTTGTCCTTAAATTGGCAGTCATGACATTTGCAATTAACACAATCATAGATAGCTTTCATTTTTTTGACCTCCTGATTTTATTAGGCTGTATGGCCCTGGTAGTATGTTATTGCATTACTTATGTTGTGATCTATTTCTAGCGACGCAGCCGGATGCTGATAACATACTTGGGATGCTAGTTTTTACGGAACTAGCCCATAAACCGGATTAGATTAGAAATGATTTACAATGAACACAACACCTTCATCCACATTATAATATTTCAAATCATTCAGGTCAGGACGCAAGGCTTTAATCATGTCCACTGTGGTTTGCTTGTACTGCTGTCCATAACCGTATTCCTTATTGATCTGACAAATAATATTACCATTCATATCAAGCAACTGAACATCATGATAAGTATTTCCGTTGCGATCCTGTTCCCGTATTCTGACATTAGCGATGTAGCTTTTCATAATAAATCTCCTTCTGGCAATTGGCTTGCCTTGCCTATGATTCCATTGTAATCTGTATTTGTGAACGTAGTATGTATGGATTGTGAACAGTTTGTGAACAGTTTGTGAATTAGAATTTACGACAAGGACAAACAAGCTGAAAAGAATCCTCATGTTTATCAGCAATCAAGCAAGGGCCTGTTTTATTGAACTTGATTAAAACTGTTTCTTTGCCGTATTGTTTTAATGCGGATGATAGCTTATCTGCTGAAAAATAGACTTCAAATTGATTATCCTTTTCTTCAGGCTTGATCTTGTCCAAATTAATAAATGTGCAATCCATTACTTTAATTGTAAATGAAGTCTGTTCAACCTGGTCAGTTATAATAACATTTTTGCCCGATACTTCAATGGTGCTATTGCCGTATTTATTCGACTTGATTCTAGGCAATACCAGCAAGGCATTGATGCTTTCATCTGAATTGTCGTTCTGGACAATGCCTATTGTTTTCCTGGCGCAAGTATAGCCATCAACAGCCTCGATAACTAATCTGCCGTATTGAATAAAAATATGGTTGTTTTGAAGAACTGGCCTTGAATTGTCACCTGATAAAGCATTAGAAACAAACTTAATAGCATCTGATAATTCACTCGTTTTAACTGCTAACATTGTCGTTCCTTCTTTCTGCTACTTTAGTAGCTGTATGTTTATGGTCTGTGCGCTGTGCTATGTGGTCAAGTGAACTCATTACATAATATCCAATATTACTTGATATGGTTTAGATAATTATCAGGTTATGCTTCATTTCGTAAAGTTCCTGAAGCGCTTGTGCATCTCTAGTACCGTTCATTTGCATTGTCTGATAGTTAATCAACCAGGCAACTTGATTTATGGTGACTATCTTTTGTTCATAAGCGCATCCCATTGTAGCAATTGCCGCTTGCGTTGATTCATCTGTAGTCAATTCATCATGTCTGTCTGCAATCTGTAAAGCTGTAGAGAATTCTTTCCTAGTCATGTCCTTGCCCTTCTTTCGTTTGGTCTATGGCGTCATTGTATCGTGCATATTTATGCAAGTCAATAGCTTTTCTTGTTTGTTCACAGAATGTTCATAATCTTATATTGCTGTGTTTCCTGGAAGGACAATTCGGGCAAAGTGTCCGTCAGTGGTGGACAGTGTTGCAGATGCGAATAAGGCCATATGCTGTGTACGTGATCTGGCTTGATCTGGCAGGGCATGGCAGGCCGGCAGTCAGTAGGATAGCAGGCAAGGCATGTCATACGAGTACGCTTGTACAGTGTTGCATGATACGCTTGTACAGTGTTAGCACGTAGCTGTACAGTGTTGGGCAACAGATGCGATCAGATGCATGATGCATGGCTAGGCATGACTGTGTAGCATAGGGCGCTGTTATTGCGTGCTTATTTGTATCGCGCGCGTTCATTCAGTGGGCAGGGGCAGGGGGCTACGTCGGCATGGGGGGACGGGGTCTCTGTATAGAGTATTACCCACAAACAAATTCTGGCTCTGAAAAAGTGCTTTTCGTTGAAGGCACCTAGCGTGACTGTGGACGCATTTCGATGGCAGGTAGGGTACTTTTATTACTAAATAGTAGCAAGGGGCTTGTAGGGGCTTGTAGAGGGCTTAGAATTGATGCTAGGGCATGGGAGCAGGTTGTGCGTACGCATTGAGCATATAATGCAGATGGAAATGCATAATGCAAGAGAGTTGTAACCAAGAGATGTAAAAACAAAGGGCGAGTGCATAAGTCAAGTTTGGGAAGTAATTTAAGGCAAGAGCGAAGCGAGAAGGTTGTTCACTTGGGAAAGAAGGGGGAAGCACCGCTAAGTGAGTGTAACGAACAAGTGGAGTAAGGGGTTAAATGTTCTCTTTGGAATTAGGGTGGAAGGGGGACTATAGGGGGTAGGGGGATAAAAGGGATTGTAAGGGAAAGAAGGGGGAAGGGGGGAAAAGGGGGCAGGAGGGGAAAGACCTTTCTCTTGTTGTTTAAAGTCCCCAATATTTGACAATTTGAGGGACAAGTGCTAGGGTATAGAAAACGGCAGGAGGATTTCAAATGCAAGAGTGGCAAGACAGAAGTTTGGAACTGCACAGGCAAGGGCTGACGTACAACGAGATAGCAGGGGTTTTGGAGAGGGAGTTTGGCGAGGGGTTCACACACGGCAGGGTTAGAGGGTTTATACGCAGGAACAGGGGCGAAACTGTTGTAGACGATTCTAGAGGCATTACAGACGATTCTGGATACAAGGAAACAGTCAAGGTCAACGCAGACGGAAGTGTTTACAGGGATTGCCTAATCGAGATCATGGAAGATGTTCCCATCACTCCTGACAGCATCTTGTCCGCACACGGACTACAACCTGGATTATGGCAAGTTGTTTCATATACCAATAACCGTTGGCACAGTCAGAGCAAACTGCAAGAGCATATTGTGCAGTATCAAAGCAAGTTAAGTGCTAAACCTATTGCTAGTAAAGTTACTTTTGACATGATAGACGAATGCTTCTCTAGTC